GTTCCTCGACGCCGGTGACCGTGCCACCAGGGGAAGAGATTTGCAGGGCGACCTTTTCGACCTCGGGGCTGGCGGCAAACGCGTCCAGGGCCTCGGAGATTTCGTTAACGTCCACGGCGCCCATCATCTTCTCGAGCGGGGACAGGCCCTTGCCGATCACGCCGACGACCGGGATGATGCCGATGCCATCGATGACGTAGGGCTTAGGGGCCACGCCGAAGAGCTGCGCAAGCATATCCGTGAAGCCGAACTTCTCGGCGAGGACAGCGTGGTCCTTGGCCTTGGTCGGGTCGATGAGAAGGGGCTCGCGGCCCGACAGTCCGTTGGTGAGGAAACGCATAAAGTTAGGAGTTGGGTTCGTCTTCGGATTCAGGCTCTTCCATCGAGGCGGGTTCGTCCTCGGACTCGGGGCCTTCCATGACGTCGCCGCTGATCGTGCCGACCGGGGTGTTGGACGGACGGAACAGCAGTTCGAAGGGGATGCCGTATTGCTCGGCCAAATCCTTGATGTGGACCATGTCGGAAGCCCGCTTGGCCATCTCGGTGCGGAAGTCTAGGCCGCGCTGGGCGTAGAGTTCGGACATGGACAGGAGGCCCATCTCGACGTCGGCACGGTCATTCGCGGCTTCGCGGCCAGCGTCGACGGTGACGCTCTTCGGGGTCGTCCAGGAGACGCGGTTCCAGTCCGGGTCGTCGGGCAGTTCGCCTGCGGCGATGCCTTGGCCGATGATGTAACCCCACGTCGGGACGCAGAAGTTCTCGATCATGATGGTCTGGTACTTCGAGAAGACGCGGCCAGCCTTGGCAGTGATGAGGCGGACGGTGGCGCCGCCCAGCTTGGAGGAATCGCCGACGAACTCGTAAGGCAGGACGCCTTGGGAGATGTCGCGTTCGAGCGCAGCAAGGAAGCCGGTGAAGGTGGCGTTCGGGCGGTTGCTCTGGAACGACGTCATGTCCTCCCCAGGCTCAAGGGCGATAAGTTTGCCGCCCATAGTGTTGGCGAGGTTGGCGTAGGAGCCTGTGCCGGTCGCGCCAAGTTCGTTGGCCATGTCGCCGTCGAGGATGCCGCCCGCCTTCTTGATGATGCGGGTCACGTCGCCGTTGTCCTTCACGGCCTGCTTCTCGAGGGCCAAGATTTCCATCTCGTCCTGGATGCTGTTGATGCTGTGCTGGAGCAGGGGCACGCCGCGGGCTCCGGACGCATACTCCTGGTCCACGACCATCATCATCGACTGGGCGAGGATTTGGCGGGACGAGCCGTCGGAGCGGTAGATGTTCACGGCGATATACTCGCCATAGGGACCGAACTGGATGCCGTCATGCATACCCTCGGGCACCTTGCCTTCGAGAGGGTCGCCGACGCGGTGGGCTTCCATCAGCTGGAGTTTGGCTTCCCCGGCGCCGTTACGCACCTTGGCGGCGAACGAGTCACCGTCGCGGATCATGCCGCGGAGAAGGATGGACTGAGCCTGATAGAACGAGAAGCGGTTCGTGATGTCGATGCGCTTGGCCTTCTCGGCGAAGTAAGCCTCATAGCGTTCCTGCATCTCAGGGGTCGACGCGTGGCTCTGAGGCTTGATGCCGTCGCCCACGGTGTAGAGGCAGATGTCCGCAAGGATTTGCTTGAACAGCCCGGAGTTACGCTCGGCCCAGCGGCACTTGCGCACCATCGTCAGGCGGTCGTAAGGGGTCAGGTCGCGGCGGAGGTCACGCGGTTCGGCGCCGTAGGCCGCACGGCGGGCACGCGTCACACCGATGCTCTGCCAATCGCCGTAGGAAGCCTGCGGCTGCGGGGCGGTCGGGGCAGGCGTCACCGGCTTGGGACGCAGGCTGACGGTCTTAATCTTCTTGCGGATGGCCATGGAAATTAGTCCTGACGGTTCTGCCAGTCGGTCGAGATGACCGTGCGACGAGCGCCGTAGGTGGCAGGGTCCAGCCTCGACAGGGCGAACAGGGCCTCGCTCAACATTTCTTTGGCGGGCAAGACCATCTGGCGGCTGGCGCTCGAACCGGAGTCACTGTAACTCATAAGAGTCTTCCCCTCGGTAATGAGGGCGACAGCCTTCTCCTTGATCGCAAGGAGTTCGCATTCAGTGAGGCCGATGAATAGTCCTTGAGCCATTTAAACTTGCCGAGAATGGAAGCCGTAAGGGGGGTACGCCGCCCAGCCCACGCCATAGGTCTCTTCCTCCCACGACACTAAACGGCGTACCCTTGCTGATAGCGTGCCAAGGGTCATGACGGTTGCAAGTCGGTTTCGGCAGTTTCCCGTCCGGCGATGCCCCAGCGGACGGCGGCCAGCAGGGCAAGGATTTCGCAGTCGAGAGCATGGTTATCCTTCTTGCCCTGGGGAAGTATCCACAAGGGCTTGCCGGTCCGCTTGTCCTTGATGCGGACTTCGGCGCTCAGCTGCTCGACATACTCGGGGGTGGCGTCGAGGGCGTAGCTCCAGACGCGGCGAGCCCGCAAGCCGTGCAGGAGGTCTTTGCCGGCGGTGGCCGAGTGGACGATCAGGATGGCCCGCTGCGGGATGCCAGGGACGACGATGGACTGCTTCTCGGAGTAGAAGCGGCGGGTCGTGTTGCCGGACTTGTCGGTGACGGCGAAGTCGTCGGAGCCAGAGCCCTTGGCGGTCTTCCAGTTGCGCTTGGCCGTCTCGCGGTAGACCTCGGTCGTATTGTCGCCGGAGTCGACGAGCACCATGGCGTGATGGACGCCGTGCTGTTTGGCAAAGGCTTCGACGTTGCCCCATGAGTCGATGCGAGCGAAGGCCATCAGACGGCTATGCCCGGTCTTGGCCCATCGGCGGACAGTCACCCAGAAGTGGCCACGCTGGACGTCGACCCCCATCGTGCGGAAAGGGATGCTACCGGGCACGGCGTCCTTCTGCTCAACGACGCGGGCCTTCGGCGTGATCGCGGCCTCCGCGTCCCAAGGGTCGGCCATCTTGTAGTTTGCGGCCTCCGCCAGGGCGGTAATCTCGCCGCCCTCTTCTGACCACGGGAGTGCGAGCCTCTTCTGTTTCCACTGGCGACGCTGATCGTCACTGCCGTAGGTGTCGAAATCTTCCTTCGCTTTTAGGCACATCACGCCGAGCTCGCCCCAGCTCATCGTCGCTAGGCTGTTCCAATGCAGGCCGATGTGCCCGGAGTTAGCGGCGACCGATGTGGCGACAAAGGTGCCACGCGCGTTAGCCTCAAGGCGGCTGGCGTTCGTGTCGGGCAGATGCGTGCGGCAGGACGCGCACTCGTAGGTCGTGCCGACGCTGACCTTGTGCAAGTCCCACGTGCCGGTGGCTTTCGCGTCGAGCGGCAGCCTGACCTGTTCCCAGACCCACGGCTGGAGGTGGTCGCACTTCGGGCAGCGCATATTCCAGTCACGCTGGTCCGTCGTCTCGTGCAGCTGATGGAACTCCTGCCCAGCCCTTCCGCCCTGGGATAGGAAGATGCGTTTGCCCATCCAGCCGAACGCAGTCACGCGCGCGCTCAGTTCCGCCAAGTGTCCGGGCGGTGCCATCCAGCACTCGTCGGCGATGGTGTAACGCAGGGACAGGCGCTGAAGGTTGGCCTCGTTCCAGATGCCGCGGCAGTAAAGCGTCATGCGGTCGAAGTCCGCGGTCGTGGACCTGTCGAGGTCGTCGCCCGAAAGACGCGCCTTCACCGGCGGGCAGTTGTTCCAGACCGGGCGGAGATAACGCAGGGCGAAGTCTTTGGCCTCGGGGTCCGTGGCCTGAAGCACCATCGTCGGCCCAGGAGCGTTGGCGATGATGTGGCACGTCAGCAGGCGGGCGAAGAGGGACTTGCCAGATTGGATGCTGGCGAGAACGGTTAGGAGTTTCGTCTCTGGATCGGCGGCGATGCGTAGCGCTTCGGCCACCCAAGGCGTGCGCTCGGAGCGGAACGGCCCGGGCATCGGTGAGTCGGGGATGGCGTGCACGTTGGACTCCAGCCACTCGACGACGTCACCCGAGTCGGACGGACGCAGCACGTCACGGCCTACGCGGAGTAGGTCGGACTTATTCATACAGGCCTGCCTCCTTCAGGAGACGATACAGCTCGTCGGACAATTCCGACCACTTCTTCGGCTTGCGCTTGAACGGACGCGACGGCTTCGGCATCGGCTTGCGCCTGGGCTTGGGCTTACGCTTCGTCATGGGTCGAGAGGTCGGCCTTCACGCGGCGCACCCAAGCCTCGAGAACTTTCACCGCCTTCGCAGGGTTTTCGGGGTTACATCCTTCTGCGACATCGAGGGCGAGTTTATCGAGGCGGTTGACGATGCCGGCGGTCATGTCGCGCATAGCCTCGGTGGCTTCCTTGGCGGAGATGAAGTCTCGGGCGAGGATGACGCGGCGTTCCTGTTCGGCCTCGAGCTGCACGAGCGAGCGCAGGCTGGCGTTATAGGCTGACTGGTATTTGCCCTGGTTGGTGTCCCCTTGTTCCATGGCCGCCTGCCAGACTCCGCGGGCCCGACCAACTAAGGCCCGGTGCTCTTCGATGGTCGAAGACAGGGAGCCGTCGTCCAGCTGATCGGGTGGTGTCGGAGCCAGCCGCACCCGGGCGTCTTCCTGCGATTGCCTCCAAGCGGTGGCGGCCTCGACCGAGTCGATGGGCATACCCTTCTTGACCAGGATAGAGACGCGCTGGCGAGTTAGGCCAAGGGCCTCGGCGATTTCAGTTTGGCTGGGCATCGTTCTGAACGGTGTTAACCCACCAGACTAACTGGGACATCTTGATGACCGGGATGCCGTATGACAGGCACTCGGTGACGTAGAAGGCGGCAGGCTCGATGTCGTCTGGAAGCATGATGCAGACGTGCCGCTTGTTCAGGTGCTTGCGATAGACCAGGCACTGAGCCATGGCGGTAAGCATACCTTGGGACGAACATTCTTTCTTGGTCTCGATTGCCCAGTTGTATCCGGCCAAATCTGCCCGCATCTGACAGCCAGGAACCTGCACCTCGCGCTGGATGTGGCGAGCGTGCATGATGTTTGCGTCCTTGAGCATCTGCTCTGCTTCGATCTGCATATGCAGTTCTGACCCGTGCGACCTTGAATACGAGCGATCGTCCCACTTGGACTTATTCGGGCTAGGCTTGAACTTATGAATAAGCACCTGGTCACGCTTACACTTGTCGTAAACACCGGCTTTGCTGATGGCCCTTCTGACTACCTCGCGTGAGTGCGTAAAGTCAAAAGCCTTACGCGTTGAGTGGATAGTTCCGCAGCGCTTGTACGCTTCGACGATTGCCGCGTCTCGCTTGGCCTTTTCGGCCCGGGCGAACTCGGCGAGCTGCCGGGTTTTCAAATCACAGGGCTTCATTGTCAACAGGCTGTTTTGTCGTGGTGACCACGTAAGAAAAGGTCGTGGTGTCGGGCCACGCGTGACGTAGGGGGGGGTCTAGGAGACTCCTTAGAGGGGGTATTTGGGCCGTTTTCATCGCTTTGGCGTGGCAGGGGGCAGGGGGCTAGGCGCCTTATTCTTGCCGCGTCTGGCATTCACATGAGGAAACAGACCGCACGCGTCGGAGTTTACCGTGCGCTGGATTTCCTTAGCCCTGGCACGCATCCAGAAGTGAGAGCGGCCATACATCTTCCCGATCAGGCGAGACGACAGACAGCCGGGCAGACTGAGCGCCCAGCGGATGAGCTCGACGTGTCGACGGAAGGCGAAGTTGTCGGTGCAGGCCAGAGCATCCATGAAGCCCTTGAGCATGACGCCCACATGATCGCGAGAGATGAACGCGTCGACCTCCTCGCGTCTGCCGATGTCAGTCGGGTTGAACGCCCAGTCAGGATGATTGGCGTCGATGTTGAAGACGTGCCGAGGTTGCGCCATCTCAGCGTAAGGCAGCACGCCATTCTCACGCATCTTCTCTTGGACCTTCTTGGGCTGCGCAAAGAACCAAGCGTCAAACGACTTGGCCTCCTTAGCCGGAGCCGTCAGGTCGTTGAGCCTCGCGCGTGTCACGCGTCACAGCGTCAACTATCTTGACTGCGGGGCAAGTGGCAAAGGTTGTGCCAGTATCCGTCCATGTCGAACCGTAGCATTGCCTTGCGGGTGAAGCGATAGGTCAGGGATGAGTACTTGCCCGAGTAGTCCAGGCTCTGCTCGACGATGTCCTTGAGTTCCGCTGACGTCATCTTGGCCGGCCATGTGCTGATCACTTCCCTCAGCTCCATGTCTTTCCTTTCCTTGACTGCCTTGGCTGCCTCGGTGGCCTGCTGCCGGATATGCTCCATCCTCTCAGGCTCTTCCCTCCAGGCCTTCTGCCGTAGCCGGGTCAGGGCCAGCTTACGGAGGACCCATCCTCTCCGCGCGGTGGTACGGTTAGGTTTGGTCATCGCGTTAGACTTGCGGCCTCGCCAGAGACTCGGTCGAACCCCGAGCGTC